GAAAGAAGAGCGTGGACGTTTGCTAGGCGAATTGTCTACCTTGCAAACTACTATCGAGCGCGAAGCCCGTAGTATGGCTGAAACCGAAACCAACCGCTTGAGCGAAATCGAGGCCCGTTTGGGCGCGATTAAGGCTGAGGTTGAAACTTTGGAGAAATTGCAAAACTTGGCATCTCAAGCCGCTGGCCACTCTGCTAGCCGTAGCGAGGAAAAGGAAAAGTCAGAAATGGCTAAATCTTACAGCTTCAAGCGTGCGATGGAAATGGCTATTTCTGGCCGTCGTGAAGGTATCGAGGGCGAATTTTCTGCAGTTGGTGGCAATGAGTTCCAGCGTTCAGGCGTAAGCGTAAGCGCTCACTCTATCAAAATCCCTTCTGAAGTATTTACTCGTGATATGACCGCAACAGGCGGAACCTCTGGCGATCAGGGTGGCGTAAACATCCAAACTTCTGTAGGTTCAATTATCGATGTATTGTTGCCTCGCACAGTATTGGCTGGCTTGGGCGTACAGCGTTTGTCTGGTTTGGTGGGTAACTTGGATTTACCAACTGCTCAAACTGTACCTAGCGCAGGCTGGAACACTGAAAACGGTACCGCTACTGAAAAAAGCCCTACATTTTCAAAAGTAACTTTCTCTCCTAAGAGATTGGCTGCTTACATCCAAGTTTCTAACCAGTTGATGCTGCAATCTAGCAACTCAATTGACGGTTACGTGCGTAACTGGTTGTTGAATGCAATGGCTCAATCTTTGGAAGCTGCTGCAATCAAAGGAGGCGGATCTAACGAGCCAACAGGTATAATCGCAAACGCTAACGTAAACGTAGTTTACGCAGGTGGCGCAACTTCAAACGCAACCAACGCAAACGGAATCGCTCCAGTTTGGGCTGACGTTGTTAATTTGATGAAAGCCGTAGAAAATAGCAACGCTATGGGATACGCTTATTTGACTAACCCATTGGTAAAAGGTGCTTTGCAAAGCATCCCACGCCAAGCTTCAGGCGTTGAAGGTAACTTTATCTGGCCTTCAGGCGGTACTGAGTTGAACGGCTACCAAGTGGCTACCACAACCCTCGTACCTTCTAACTTGAGCAAAGGATCTAGCAGCTCATTGTCTGCTATGATTTACGGAGCCTTCAATATGATGGCCGTTGCGAACTGGGGCGGAATGGAGTTAGTGGTAGACCCATTTAGTGGAGCAACCGCTGGCTTAACAAATGTCATCCTTAACTCTTATATGGATGTGAATTTGTTGCAACCTAAAGCTTTTGCTGTCTGCAAAGACATCGTAGCTTAATAGCCTGCCCGCTCGGGGGCGTAAAAGTTCCGAGTGCTGAGGGTGGCCTTGACTGCGCCGCCCTCGGGCGATTATGAAAGTGAAATTTACTGCAAACCCAACAGGACGCTTTAACCTAAGTTACAACGTAGGCGAAGAGGTGATAATTGAAACTAAGCAAGCGATGCTTTTAATTGAGGCAGGCGTTGCGGTTGAAATTCCAGCGCTTACTAGTAGCAAGCCAAGCAAAAAAGGCAAGACAGTAAACCCAGAGACCGAACTCGACGCGGAATAAAATGTTTAAGGCTAGACAATACACGGCTTTTGCAAATGCAGCAACCGACTATATTAGTGTAGCGGATGCAAAGCAGCACCTTCGCGTAACTACTAGCGCAGACGATACCTATATTTCTGGCCTTATCTCTATGGCTTTAGAGGCCTGTGCTGGTTATTTGGGTTATTCGGTGCGTAAGGCAACGGCTCGCTATGGATTTGACTATTATACAGGCTTTCCTGCGCTTATTAATCCAATAAACGGGCTGAGTATACCCTCAGGCAATTATCTGCGCGTGAATAGCCGCGTATTGGCTGTAAATAATGTTTACTACGTTGACGATAATAACACGATCCAAACCTTCGCCGCTGCCGATTGGATAGTTTCACCTGACCCAATGAGCAACTTTACAAAAAATATCTTTATGAATGACGCGCCCACAAGCGTAACGGATGACGTAATAAAGTACATTGTTGAAGTAAGCGAGGGATTTAATCCAGTGGGCACGGCTAACGTTGCGCCAGATACTATTTTCCCTGCTGCAGTTAAGCACGCGGCGCTTTTATTGATTGGGCAGTACTACGATAATCGTATGGCTATCACTGTGGGCGTAAACAACACTCCGCTAAATTTTGGGTTTCACTATCTTTTGGACTCTTACAAAATTCCTGTAATTATATGAACGCAGGGCTAATGGATGAGCCTGTAAGTATTCAGCGCTACACCGAAACGACAGACACCAACACAGGCGAGAAACTCCAAACTTGGGCGGAGATTGCTGCACCGTGGGCGCGTGTAGTTGAGTTGGAAACAGGTAGCGAAGAGGTAAACGCCGACCGCCGCGAAAATAAGCAAACCGTCAATTTCACAATCAGATACGACAGCAATATAAAAGTATCGGATCGGGTTGTTTGGAACTCTAACAAATACAACATTATTGCAATTGCTGACCTAGAACGACGGATGTATATTAAATTGCATACGGAAATCAGCTACAAAAATGACTAACTTTAACACCCAGTTACAGCAAGCAATCAGCGGAATAAAGTCGCTGGGTTTGCCTACGCAGGTAGTTGGGGGAGTCATTGAAAAAAATAGCAAAGAGTTTATAAGTTTAGCGCAAAACAACGTGCAAGACGATACGGGTAATTTATCCCGCTCTATCGGTTTTATCGACAAAAATCCGCGCTTTAGATTTGCTGCTGTGCGCTTAATTGGTGCCAGAGTTTACGGAGGTTATAAAGGATATCACGCCTATATTTACGAGCACGGAACACAACAGCGCGAATACAACGGCGCAAATCGTGGCGAAATGCCTGCACACAATCAAATGAGCAGGGCGTTTAATTCTTATAAAGATACATTTATTGCCAATACTGAGCGGGATCTCGTGCGTATAATCGCAGACAAAGCTCACAAGGCAGGCTTCACAGTGAAATAAAAAAAAATATATAAAATGGCAACTGCAAACGTAGTAAACGGAACACTTATCGCAATTTACAAAGATGTAAGCGGTACTTTAACAAAAATCGCAAACGCGACCTCTAACGACTTCGACGTAACTAAGGATATGATCGACGTAACAAACAAAGACAGCGCAGGCTGGAAAGAGTTTATTGTAGGCGAAGGCGGCTGGACTATGAATATAGACGGTATGTTTGAAGAGGATGGCGGCGTTTCTCAAATCTCTTGGAAAGACATTTACACAGACCTCGCAGCGGGTACTGCTATCACTGCTGTAATGACTTCACAAGTTAGCGGCGATATTAAATTGAGCGGCTCGGCTTTCTTTTCAAACTTGACTTTAAGCGCACCAAATAACGACGTAACTACTTTCACAGCGTCTTTGCAAGGTACTGGCGCTTTGACTGTTAGCACTGTAACCCCATAATATGCAGCAAATCAAAATAGGGGGTGCTAGCCATCCCCTTTATTTTTCGATGTTGGCAATTGAGCAAGTTTTTGCCGATTTGCAGGTGGACGATTTTGCAAAGTTGGGCAAGGTTATGAGCACCAAAACCGCAAGTAACTCCTTAAAATTTGGCAGGGCTTGTGCTTTTGCTGGCATACAGGGCGGATATCGCAAGATTGGAGAAAAGTGCCCCTTTGCAAATATTGACGATTTGGCCGATGAGGTGAAAGCTTTTAACGAGTTGGAGCCTGCAATCATTGGATTTACTAAAGCGGTAGAGGAATTTTTCAAGCCTGCCGATGACGTGGCCCCAGTACAGGGAAAGTAACAGGCGGAAAGGCCGAGCCGTTGACCTTTGACCGCCTTAAGCAAATAGGTTACGGCGAGATGTTGATGCTAGAGGCAGATTTTGCTAATTGCTCACCTTTTTACTTTCGCCTGAGATTGCACGGGATGCGGAAGGCGCAAACCCAACAATATCAAAACCAGTGGGAAGTAAGCCGATGGATTGCCGCCACTATTATCGCGCCACACTTAAAGAAACCAATCGCGCCGCAAAAGCTTATGCGCTTCCCGTGGGAACAGCAAGCCGAAAGCGTGCAGGAACAAATTGAAAAGTATAAGCACATTTTTAACAAACTAACCCCACCCCCTCAAGCGTGAAAGCCGTTAAAGCCCTTTATAATATCCTCAGCAGCAACTCAGCACTTACTGCAGTTGTAGGCTCTCGAATTAATCCGCTAAGGATTCCAGAAACTAGCGCCTTGCCTGCTATCGCTTACCAAGTTGTAAGCAATCGGGGCAATATGACAAAGAGCGGGCCAAGCCATTCGGACTTTACGAGGGTGCAGGTTATGATCGTGGCCACCACCTACGCCTCAGCGATTGCTGTGGGTGATTTGGTGCGCAATGCTATGGAGGTAACAACCCCCGCCACTTTTAACGGGGTGCCCGTGCAAGTTATTGAATACGAGGGCGAGGTGCACCTTGCTGACGATAACGCAGGATTTGCAGGGGTGTCAACTATTGGAATGGACTTTATAATTAACTACACAAGATAATGGCAGCGCACAGTAGTATAAACATTGCGCTCGGTGCAGACGTATCGGGTTTAAATAAAAATATCGCCAACGCCGCGCAGACGGTGGAAAAAGGCGCGCAGAGAATGCAAGACGCAAGCCAAAAGGCAGGCGAGGCAATTGCTAGCGCGTTGGGTAATATGTCGGTACGGGATGCAATTAAAGAGGTAAGCCAAGCAATAAACGACCAGAAACAAATCACGCTAGAATATCAAAAGCAACTCCAAAGCCTTCGCGATAAAAGCGCCGCAATGTCTGCCGCCGATATCAAAGGCCAGAGAGCACTGCGCAAAGAAATGGACGCTGTAAAGGCTGCCATTGCTGGGCAAAAGTTGGGGATTGCGGATTTAGTAAACGAGAAAAAGGTACTGGATGCAGAGCTAGCCAAAGAGATAGAACTGGAGAAACAACTAGCCAAAGCCACCACGGACGCAAATAAGGCATCCAGAGAGCAAAAGACAGTAAACGGGGCAACTCGTGCAAGCCTTAACGGATTGGCTACCTCATTCAGTTCTGTATCGTCAATTATGGCTATCGTGGCAGACGATAACGAGGAACTGCGCAAGGCATTGATGGCAACCAACGCCGCCCTTAACTTTTCGGCCGCTGCTATGCAGGTGCGCGATTTGTCAAAGGAGTACGGAGGTTTGGCCAACGCTGCTAAGGATGTAGGGCAATGGATCAAAGCAAACCCTTATCTAGTAGCTGCTGCTGCGATTGCTGCTATAGGTGTGGCGATTGCAACGGCTGAAACTGAGGCACAAAAATTTGCAAGGATTCAGGGCGAGGTAAACAAGGAGTTAAGAGATGCAACACAGGACGCTCGTAGTTCTGCTATTGAATTGCAAACCTATCTCGATATCGTTAACGACACTACTCAAAGCGAAGAGAAAAGACAGGGCGCTCTTATGGCTCTTAAAGACGCTGGGATTGCTGTTGATGACTTAAATATCAAAACAGCCGCAGGGTTAAAAACACTAAACGATCGCGTACTAGATAGCATAAATTTAAGCATCCAAAAGGCGATAGTTGATAAAGCCGCTGCGAAGATTGCCGAGATAGAACTTAAGAGAATTGAGGATATAAACGAGGCGCAAAAGTCCCAAAATGGGTTAATGAAAACCGTGCTAGGCTCACGGATTGCAAACGCAGCCGCTGCAGGTACTGAGGTTTACATAAATCAAAACGCTGCAGCCGCAACGCAATTGTATACCAACGCAATCAAAAACGCGGGTGATCAGGTTGCACTACTTACGCCAAAAGTTAACGAGGCAAACGATTCGCAAAAGAATTACAACACCTCACTAAAGCAAGGCGCAAAAGACGCTGAGAGCCTAGATAAACAGATTGCAAAACTGCAGGCGGCTATTGACAAAACAGGCAGAACAAAGGGCAGCGGAGATAATCAATTTATCCCACTGGATCCGATCACTGAAGCCAAAACAGAAACGCAGCGAGCGCTTGACGATATTAGCGCCTCGCAGCAGAAATTTAAACAAGCTGGCCCTCTAACTTCTGAGGATATTTTTGGCGCTGACGAGATTGCACAGGATGCGCAAGTAATTGCCACAACTATCGACGCCCTGCCTCCAAAGTTTGAGGCGATGGCTGACCGCTCTAGCGAGGCGTTCCAAAAGCAAAAGGCGGCGCAATATGCTGCAGCGGTTGACACTCAGGCTTGGGCAGACAAAACAGAGATAGCGCTACAACAGGCAAACGCAGCCTTTGCTACTTTGCAAACCCAAGCGGCTGTATCTTTTGGCCAGTTCCTCGGTGATCTTGCCACAGGAGAAAAAGACGCGGGCAAAAATTTCGGTAAAAATATGCTAGGGGCAATTGCTGCCTTTATGGACGCCCTCGGTAAGGCTTTGATTGCTACGGCTGTAGCTTCTGACGCTTTCCAAAAATTAATACTTACAAATCCTGCAGGGGCAGCGGTTGCAGGTATTGCTTTGATTGCAGGGGCGGCCATCGTGCGCAACTCTTTAAAAGAGGGGCCAGACGTTACGGCCTTCGCTGACGGTGGTATTGTTTCAGGGCCGACGTTGGGACTTATGGGGGAATATCCAAACGCTCGTAGTAATCCCGAGGTTATTGCGCCGCTGGATAAATTGCAGGGGTTGCTAAACACTTCAGACAGCAGCGGATTTGTAGCAAGTACAACAATTACAGGCCGAGATTTGGCGATTGTGTTGGAGCGTTACAATAAAGACAGCAAAAGGGGGTAAATTCGCAATATGGCACGCAAATACTACGGCTCTTTTTATTCTATTACAGGTAAACTGCACAGGGTTGAAATTTGGGACGGGCCAACAGGTACCACACCAGAGATACAGGCAAGGCTTTACGCCGCCCGAGTGAAAGCCGCAGGGGGATATCAGGAGGGCGCAGGGTGTCTATTGGAAAAGCTGCAGGGGCTTAATAGTTCAATTGAGTTGACGCTTGGAGGCGTTGGCTACGAAATAGAGAGAGAGGGCGAAGGCGATACTTTTTATGAAAATGCTATCCGCCCCTCGCGCAGTACAAGCTATTGGGTGATTCCACTCGATACGATTTTGGGTGAGTTCAAAGCTATTGCCACAAATACTGAGCAATATTGGGCGGTCTTAATTTATCAGGATGACGTACTTCAGCACGTTGGCAGGGTGCTCGCGGATCAGATGACTTTTTTGCGCGAGGCAATACAAGCCAAGCCGATTATTTCGCTTGCTGCTGTGGATGGCTTGGAACTTTTGAGCGGGTACAAAGTGCAAGCCTCGTGGTTTACGGATGGCAAAATAACTGTAGCGCAATTATTTAGGCGTTGCTTGGACGTGCTAGCTCTCAAAGATTACTGGGTAGTAAACGCTACAAATACCGACTATTTACGCGACGCCGTGGCTCCTTACTCAACGGATGCAGTGCGCAAGGGAATCGACTTGCTACAGGTTGACCTAAATACTTTCGTGAGCGATTACGACCAATTTAAAGATATTAAAGCTACCGACGTCGACGCTTTCCAATATGCCGACAATAATATGCTGGATTGCAAGGCAGCACTTGCGCAGCTTTGCGATATCTTACAGGCTCGTTTTTTGTTGGAATCTGGGCAGTATTGGCTAGTTTCTGCGGCCGAGTATTTAGATACAACTGTGGCATATCGCCAGTTTACCTATACTCTGCAATATATTGGGACTGGCTCCTATTTGCATACGGTACAACTTGGAACCGATGCACGCCCGCAATGGATTGCCAAGCCTTCGCTGAGTTATCAGGCGGCTGCAAAATACGTGCAAGTTGACACGGAGCGGATGCTAGGGACAAGCCTATACAGAACCTATGCCAATCAGGCAGCAACTGCTTTAGGCCAAGCGTTTACGGGAATACCTACAGGGACGAATCCAGATGAGGCTCCGCTGCGTATTAGGTTTGCTTTAAAATTTCAACGTTATATTTTTACCACTACACCTGCAGGCCCTGAAGATGAAACGCAAGTAGAGATAAAAATATGGCTTACCGATTCCAGCGGTAACAAAAAAATCCTAGACAATACAAATTTTTACTGGGTAACTGGCACCGTAGTGCCTTCAAGATACGAGAAAATTAAAACGGATTTACAGAGCTCAACGTGGACTAGTTTTGTGTTTGATAAGCAGGTAAGCACAGCGCCCGCAGGATTTGACACGCTTAACGTTGAAGTCGTACAAATTTTGGCTCAAAAATATACCTACAATATTTTTGGAATTAAATCGGGGTATAGGGTGCCAGTCGCAAAAGATTACTGGGGCAGTATACAGGTTGCTTTTGGGGACGCTTCGCCTTACCAAAACCCTGATTTTACTTTTAACGTAACCGAAACCTACACGCCAGACAGTGCAAACGCTGTAAACTCTACGCCAATAATTCTAGAGCCGAAATATTACTACAGCTCAAGCAAATACGCGATAGGCAATATTGAGGCCTACAACTCCAGCAATCAGTGGGTAATTGCAGACGATTGGTATGGCGGTTGGGATTCCACAAGCCACGGATCACCTACCGAGATGCTTGGGGAAGGTGTTGCAGGGTTGTATAAGGATTTCGTCCCAACTATACAAGGCACTTGGGTGGATGCTGGAACTTTGACAGCGATTAAATCCCTGTATTTCGACACTTATAAATGGCTGTTTAATGGGGCAGTATACAGCGCACGCTCTGAGCAGTGGGCAGGCGAGTGGTTGGGGTTGATTCCAGTATACACAGGTTTAACCTCTAGCGGCGAAGGGCTTAAAGTTGGCACAGGGTTAAAGGATCGCGTGAATTACCACGAGGAACAAATCGGCCGCTTAAATGATTCAGTACAGCGCACGCCTGCTCTGGTGTTGGATCACCTAGTAAATGAGGCAAACGGCGGCGCGGTTGAAGTGCCTACACAAAATACTCGCTACGAGGTAATGGTGCAGTATGATGAGCCCACCGAAACAATGAGCTGGCACCTACAAGAGCACAATGGCCCTGTAACTTACACAGCAGGAACGCATACTATTACGAACGGTTACGAAACAATACTCTGCGATTCTACCGATGGCAACGTAACAATCAATTTACCACCTGCGCCAGATAGCAAAGGCAAAAAGTACTACTTTATTAAAGTAAATAACGGCAACGTTGTAACAATTAGCGGCAACGGTTATAATATAAGCGGAGCAGGCAGCACTACAATAGGCAACCACTACGGCAGCAAAACAATTATCTGCGATGGGGCTGTATGGTACATTATTGCAACCGTGTAAATTAGTTGCAAATGTTACGCAATTGCGTTGCTATTTTTGAGGTATGGCACAAGCAAGCGCAGACATTATAGCAGGCTCGCAGGGTTTTAAATACCACGCAGCTGCAACAGTTACAGGGGTGAGTTATGACGCAGTGGTTCCAACTGAGGACACCGTTTTCACTTCATTCACAGTTACACAGGAGAACGGCACAGCTACCAACGTATTGAGCGCGCGCGGAATGAGCGGCGTTACTTTCCAGCAGGGGGCTTATTTGCCAGCGGGCAAGGGTAATAAAATTACTGGCTTTGTAATTAGCAGCGGCTCCGTAATCGGTTATTAAAAAATGCTAGTAACTCAAAACCTCGGAATTGGCACGCGAGGAACAGCTTACAAAGGTCAGGGCTGGGCTCTGGTTAAGTTGTATAAAGCGCGTGTAACTGCGGCCGGTGGCTATTACGAAGGCATCGGCTGCTTACTTCGAAAACTTAACAACTTATAAAAATGAGCGATTTATTAAATCAGGCTAGTTTGGTAATGGTGCCCTCTGGCTATAAAGAGGACACCGTTTACAGCGTAGTACCTTCAGACGGAAGCGGCGATTTGTCATTCACCCGTGCATCGAACGGAACACGCATAAATAGTGCGGGATTGGTTGAGGTTTGCCCGTGGAATTTGGCGCAACAAAGTGAAACTTTTGATAATGCAATTTGGGGTAAAAGTTCCACCACAATTGTGGCAAATGCTGAAATAGCACCAAACGGGACAATGACTGCCGACACAATGACCGTCCCAGATTCCACTACAAACTTATTTCAAGCGGTAACTTATGGTGCTGGTGAATATACTTTTAGTGTTTATGTAAAAGTAATAAGCCAAACGACAGGCGGTGCAATGAGATTACAAGGGTTTGTAGATGGTGCAAATGTGTCAATCAATTTTACTCCCACAACAGAATGGCAATTATTTACCGCAACTTACACCGCCACAACATCAATAACTTCGTTAAGAATTAGAGGTCAAGTATTTGTTGGTACACTTGCGATTTGGGGCGCACAACTAAACATCGGCTCAACCGCCAAACCCTATTTCCCCACTACCGACCGCTTAAATGTTCCACGCCTTACCTACCAAAATGGGGGCGGGGGATGTCCGAGTTTGTTGTTGGAGAAGCAGTCGACGAATTACATCTTACAAAGTCAAAATTTTACGACATTTTGGTCATTTGCAAATTTGTTATACACCGCAAACCAAGCAATAAGTCCCGACGGAACGCAAAATGCAACCAAGTTAGACAACACAACTGGAACGGGTCAGCATCGTTATTTTCAACTTGCATTTACGGGGTTGACAAATCAAACTTTGTCTTTTTCACTTTACGCAAAGCAAGGAACGCACCGCTATATTTCGTGGGGTATTACTGACGACACCGATTATAGGGGTCAAGTTGTAGTTGATTTGCAAACGGGAACAATAACCGACCAATTTACTGCAAGTGCAACTTTGAGCAATTTAAGTGTGGTTAGTCAAGGTAACGGGTGGTATAGAATCAGCGGGACAGTGGCAGTTTCGGCAAACTATGCGGGAGGCAATGCGTATGGTTTTGGATTAATGTTAAATAGTGCAAGTTGGTCAACGGCAAGTTATACGGGTACGGAAACATATTTTTATGGATGGGGCGCACAAGCGGAATTAAGCAGTTACCCCACATCCTACATACCCACCACATCATCAAGCGCCACAAGGGTGGCGGATGAATGCAGTAAAACGGGCATTTCTTCATTGATTGGTCAAACCGAAGGCGTTTTATTTGTTGACTTTGTTTTTACCGCTTACGACAATTCGGCAAAATGGATTGCTTTTTTAGGCGGAGGCACGGCGTATGTTGGAATTTATGCGGGTAGTAATAATGAAATTTTTGGTGAGGTTTACAATGCGTCAACGCAAGCAATTATAACTTTTAATTCATTCGTTGTTGGCACACGCTACAAAATGGCACTTGCTTACAAAGCCAACGATTTTGCATTTTATGTAAATGGCGTACAAATTGGCACGGATTCAAGTGGTACAGTTCCAACAACAGCCGATTTTAATTTTTTATACAGCACAACAAATGACCGCATAGGTGGCAAGGTTTACAACCAACTTGTATTATTCAAAAATCGTTTAACAAACGCCGAACTTGCATCACTAACCACAATTTAACACAATGAAAAGTTTCAATAAATTTGAATTCACCCCAACACAATGGGCAACACTCCAAAAAGACATACAACAAACCACAACCACCCCAAGCGGGGAAACCGTGACAACTTGGAAAGATTGCGCAGTTGTTGAAATTGGGT